TGATGACCGGAAGTTCGCGCGTCTTGCCAGCAACGGTGGTCGTCGCTGCCGCGACGGGAACAGGGGTGGCCGCTTTTGCCATGATGAATCCTCTTTCTGCTAACGGTCGTTTTGTCGTATGACGATTCTGATCTAACGCTTTCGAAAGGTGCTGTCAACATGTCTATCTACGATGAAATGCGGGTTGTCGCAAAAGAGGTTCTCACCGAATTCAAACAGGGCGGTATCAAATACGTCCGTTTGAATGCAGCAGTCGGACCACCCGACAATCCCGGCGTACCTTCGGAAACATCGTTCGTCATTGATGATGGTGTAGCGCGAGGCGTTGAATACAAGTATGTCGATGGTACGCAGGTCGTCGCGTCCGATGGGCAGATAACTTGTGGAGCACCACAACAATTCACACCGAATATCAAGGATTATGTTGAGGTCGGAGGGCAACGTCATAAAATCAGGCGTGTGACAGCTATTCCGCCGACTGGTACACCTGTCGCTTATACGATTATTTACGCAAGGTAACTGAGATGACTTTCGCCGAACTTCTCGAATCCATCGCTCAGGATATTCGAAACGGCTTCATATCCGTGATACAGGATGTGACTGATAACGCCATCCTCAAACAATTGATCGACGCCATTGAGGCGGGTGATTACGAATTGGTCTGGCGGTTGCTCGGGATTATGCCGGGATCATTCCGCCCGCTCACTCGTGCGATAGAAGACGCATTCGAACGCAGCGCCCAATGGGTTGCCGAGAGTTATCCCAAGATATTGAACACACCTGACGGCAAAGGCGTGTTTCGGTTCGATGTTCGCAACCCCCGTGCCGAGCAATGGTTGAGGAATGAATCGTCCAACCTTGTTGCCGGGATCACTGAGGACGCCCGCGTAAGCGTCCGTAGTGCCCTAGAAACAGGTATGAGGGCCGGTCGAGGGCCGCGCAATACCGCGCTCGACATTATAGGGCGCTATGACCGTCAGGCGGGTCACAGGGTCGGCGGTGTGATAGGTCTGACGCCTACACAGCAATATTGGGTATCGAGCACCCGCCGTCAGCTTGAAACGCTTGATCCCCGGTATCTCACGCGTAAATTGCGTGACAAGCGTTTCGATAGCGTCGTTCTTGCGGCAATCGAAGACGGGAAACCGCTTACCAAAGAATATGTCGATAAATTGGTCATTCGGTATGCCGATATTACGTTGAAGCATCGCGGCGATACCATAGCACGGACAGAGAGCGTTGGTGCGTTTGCTGCTGCCGATTATGAATCGACCAAACAGGTTGTTGAGATGGGTGCGGCCCGTGAAAAAGACGTAGAGCGTGAATGGGATACCGCCAGTGATATGCGCGTGCGCCATACGCATAGCAAGATGGAAGGTCAGAAGGTCGGTTTGAATGAACCGTTCATATCACCATCTGGTGCGCGACTTATGCACCCTCATGATCGTTCGCTTGGTGCGCCGTCGGAAGAAATCATAGATTGTCGTTGTCGCGTTAAAACCGTTATCGACTGGATTGGAGCAGCGATCAATGACTGATTCCTTTGCCAAACAGATACAAGCGATGGTTGACGACGTAGGAAGCGCCATGATCGGTGTCGTCAGACAATCCATTCAGGACGTGATCAATGAAGCACAGCTAGTCGGACCATCGAAAGCTAATCCTGCTGGCGGTAAAGGCGGCAGGATGCCGGTTGATACAGGTTTTCTACGTGCATCCGGTCGTTCCAGTCTGACAGGTATGCCGAGTGGCCCAACAATCGGTCGTGATCGTAAACCCGGCGAAACAGGTGTAATCTATCCATCGGAAGACGATTACAATACGAGTGGCTTTGTACGTACCACGCTCGCCAAGATGGGAATCGGTGATACATTTTATTTCGGTTGGTCCGCTGACTATGCGAACAAGATGGAAACCTATTATGGTTTTCTTGGTGGTACCGTACAGAATTGGGAAATTTATGTTCGTACTAATGCTGAAAACGCTCGTAAAAGGATGAAGAAATGATTGTATCCGAACGTCAAGTGATTTCTGCGTTGCAGCAGTCCGTAATCAGCGCAGTCGCCCAATCGAGCTATCCAACGCTTCCAATCAAGTTTCTCAATGTAACTTTCAATGTACCCGATAACGGGAAATGGTTGGAGTTGGTGCATATACCCAATCCGCCGCCTGATCAGACATGGGGTAATGAGAAGATTTATCGCGGTTTGTTCCGTATGATTCTGCATTGGCCTAATGATGGTGGTGGTAGTTATTCCGCATTCGACTTAGTGAATTCCATTCAATCTCGATATGTAAAAGGAACGTGGATGAATAACGCGCTTAAATTGCTCAATCAACCGCGTGTCATCAATGTATCCGACGAAGAAAAAGAACTCTTATTGGTCATTTCCCTTGAATATTCCTCGTTTTCATGGTAGGTGAGCACGGTTTTCATGCTCGAAAGGGGTCTGTGATGGGTAAACTTCTCGCAATCGCTGCATTGGCTACTGTTGGTACGCCTTATGCCAACACAATGTCTGGTGGTAAACTTTTCATTTGTGCGACGCCACAACCGAATGATCTTGAACAGGCAGAATACGAAGCGTTGGTATGGACGCAGATTCGCGGTGTTGGATCGCNNCAGTCAGAACATTGTCGGTTATGATACGTGGGATATTCTGTTCCAGCAGAAAGCCAAGGGTATCGCCAACGCTGGTGATCCTGAGGTTGAACTAGCGCGCATCACGGGTGATGCAGGGCAGAATCTTTTCCGTCTCGCGGCAGGCGCACGTAACTCGGCGATCTACGCGTTCAAAATCGAACGTAATGATGCACCAACGGGTGGTACACCGACGACATTCTACAATCGCGGCGTCGTCACGGGGCCGCGCACGCAGCATGGTCGAAATGAAGACTTCGACCTTGAAATCTACACCATCGGCTGCACACAGGAACAGATTACCGTTGAATCATCCGTCCTGAGCGTCACCGGTACGGTTCCGCCCGGTACGGATAGCAACGCGTATACGTTCACGCCGACTGTTGCGAATGGTACGAGTCCGTATACATTCGAATGGTATGGTGATGATCTCGCGCAATTCGATCTCGCATTCAATCCGACGACGGGCGCTATCACGTCCGCCGAACTGGATGGAACCGGGACCATCATCGGCACGATTACCGTCACGGATGCGGAAGGCAATCGCGGCTTCATCCGTGTTGAAATCGTAATTTCGTAAGAAAGGGAGTTTGCGACCAATGGACCTCAGTGCGCGTAAAGTCGTTGAACGGACGATTGATATTCTCGATCCTGCAACGAAAGCTGAAACCGGGTTGAAGGTTACGCTTATGTCACCACGCGATCCGCGCCTTGATAAATTGCGTAAACAGATTTCCCAGAAACAGCTTTCGTTGCAGGTGAAGAACAAGGTTCCGAACATCGACGAGATAAAGAACGACAGGAAGCTAATTTTGTTCACTGCCATCACGCGATGGGATTGGACGGGAGAGGCGAACTGGAAGGGTGAACACCTCGAATTGAATCGTCGGAATTTCAATGAAGTCTGTGATGAAGCCGAATGGATTCAGGATCAGATTGATGAAGCGTTCGGGGAATTGGAGTCTTTTTTTCAACCTGCCGAGTAGACCTAATCGAAACAGTAAAGAATTACGTTAGGTTCGACATACCGGATGAAAACGGTGAAACCAAACGTGAACGATACAGTCGGCTCGGCAATGACGGGGTGGTACATAAGGAAACGGGATTACCGCTTGTAGCACCTGATTTGGAACTACCGGAGGCATACGCTTATCTATGGGTCATGTATTTCACGGTATCCGATCAGGTTAGTCGAATTCGTGACGGGGTATGCGGTCGCATACCCCCGACCGAATGGAAAGCGTGGTCCGAATTGACGGGGGTAATGATCAAGGACGATTACGACATATTGGTTGATATGGATGAAGCGTACTGTATTGCAATGAATGAACTGTTGCAGGAACGCCGCGAGGCAGCAGTGGAAGCGGCAAAGAAAAAGGGCAAGTAAATGACTGATCTGGCACGGTTGGGCATCGCGGTTGATACGGGTGATCTGACCGTTGCAGAACAGAAATTGAAGAAACTCGTACCGGCTGCTGCACAAGCGGAAGGTGCTGCCAAAAAACTTGGTACGAGTTTCATGGGTGTTGGCAACGCTGCGACAAAAGCAGGTAATGGTTCCGCCATATTCGCCAACACGACGAGTAAAGCGGCTGCTGGTACAACAGCGTTCACCAAGTCCGCTTTGAACGCCTCCACTTCCGTAAACGCACTTACAGGTTCGTTGATCGCTGCCAATCTCAAGGTCAACGTGATAAATACGAATACGCGAAATTTGGCGGCGTCACTCTCGTCTACAGGCGGATGGTTGACAGCACTTACGAATAGGTGGGCCGCATTTACGGGATCACTCAACACCGCGTCTGCGGCAAACAACAACATGACAAAATCTCTGCGTGCTGCTGGTGCGACTGCCGGACAGCTACAGGCCAACACGTCCAACCTTGTAGCGCAGTTTCAGGACATTGGCGTTACTGCCAGCATGGGTATGAATCCGTTCCTCATTGGTATGCAGCAGGGTTCGCAGATCGCCCTCGTTATGCAGCAGGCGGTCGGACAACAGGGTTTGGCCGGTGCGCTTGGACAACTCGGCAAATCGTTCCTGTCTGTGCTCGGGCCGGTCACATTCCTGTCCGTCGCTTTCACGACGCTATTTGCAGTCGGAATGCAGGCTGTTGATTGGATCAGTGTTGCGCGTTCGTCGCTGCTGTTCCTTGCGGACAATCTGAAAAGTGTGGCAACTGTTGTAGCAATATTGGGCGGTGTATTGACGCTCGCATTTGCGCCACAAATTATCGCTGCGATTGCCACCACTGCGATTACCATTGGTAGGACGCTTGTTAGCGCGATTATGACAGCGACGAAGGCTATGGTTGCATTTGCGCTTGCCAATCCGTGGGGTGCATTCATTCTTGGTATCGCCGCGCTTGTCGGTGTGATTTATATGTTCCGCGATGAGTTTCAGCGCATATTCGGTTTCGATCTGTTCGAAGCTGCCGAAAAAGGCGCGAACATGGTTGTCGGCGTCCTAGTCGGTACGTATCGTGGTATCGTCAAGACGTGGCGGAGTTGGCCCGCTGTGCTTGCCGATCTGGGTATTCAGGCGGCGAACGGGTTCATTGCCGCTTACGAATGGATGTTCAATAAACTCATTGGTGGATTTAATTGGTTCCGTGAAAAACTCGGCATGTCTTTGTTGCCGGAAATTGATCTGCCACGTTTCACGAATCATTACGCCGGTGCGGCTGCGGCTGCTGGAGCGGCTATCGCGCATGNNNNACTTGGCTACGGCTGGCGTAAAAGCGGTTGGCGGTTTTCTGTCCGATTTACAGGATCGTATTCGTAAATTCGCTAATTCGCTTGGTACGGAGGACGACAAGGATAAAAAGACGAAGAAAGAACGTGATCCTTGGGCGGATTTGGTCAAAAATGCGGAAGTTACCATTGCTTCATTGAAGAATGAAGCGGCAACAATGCACTTGCTCGGCGCGGAATATGCGACCGCAAAAGCCGAACACGATATGCTCATGGAAGCGAAACGCGCAGACCTGACGCTTACGGACAAACAAATCGCCAAGATCAAGTCGATGGCGAAGGAAATTGGCACGCTGACTGCCGCTAACGAGGCGCAACGCTATGTGATGGAACAAACGCGCACGGCACAGGAAGCGTTGGTAAATACGCAAACCGATATTGCGGCACTGCGTATGACAGCAGTTGAAACAGCGCGCTATCGTAAAGAAATGGAATTGCTCAATCTGGAGATATTCCACGGTATCAAACTGGATGATGAGAAGAAACAGGGATTGATCGACCTCGCTGTTGCGAACGCTATTCTGACTGAGGAATTGCGTAAACAGAAAGAGGTGTTGGATACGCAGCGCGGAGCATTTGATACGTTCTTCAATACGATGCGTGACGGTTTGGAGCGCGGTAAAACCGTTTGGTCCGCTTTTGCGGATAGCGTGATCAATGCGCTCACACGTATTGCTGATAAACTCTGGGAAACATGGTTGAGCGATGCTTTTCAGGGCATCATGAACGGCGGTTCCAGCGGAGGCGGCGGTGGGTTCCTCGGCTCGCTCATGAAGGGTATCGGTTCATTGCTCGGCGGTGGATCAGGAGCCTATGGCATTCCGGGATCGGACGGGATTTATGCCAAAGGTGGTGCGTTCGCTGGTGGCACGCAATTCTTTGCCGATGGCGGTGTGGTCAATGGCACCACG